ATCAAACCATCTAAAATATCTATCATTATCTAACTCGGCAACCATAACATCAACCCAGTCAAAGCGTTTCCAATCTTCCTTATTGTGTTCTCTTGGTGCTTTAACATTTGGAAAGCGATAATTTCCACCTACTGCATAACAACCTTTACAAGCTGGAACAAGTTCTCCATGTTCATCTTTTGATGCTGGACAAGTGTCCAAGGCTTGAAGACTCCAAGACCTACAAGGCATTTTTCCAGCTTTTGATAGTTTAATCATAATATTTTTCCTCTGTTTATACCACTAAACCCCCATATAAAACGGGGGTCTTTGTTAGTGGTGGTTAGATTAATAACCTAGATATTTTTTTACTCCATTATATCTTTTGTTTAATTGCTCATCAATAGCTTTTATTTCTTTATCTGTTAATTTTAATCTATCTATTAAAATGCTTTCTTGCCAAAATTCTAAAGCTAGTTCCATTTTATCTAATAATAATTCTTTGGCTAATTGGTTAGCTGTTTGTTTTTGCCTTGTGTATTCATTGTATATCATTTTTAAAGTTCCCCTTTAATAATTAAAGATAGATACATAGTACCAAGCTTATATCATTTGTCAAGTCTTTTTGAAAATAAATATAATATTATTATAAAATACTTTACAAGGGGGCGTATTAACTAGCTTGTGAAGTTTTAAAAGTTTGTAAAATTTATAAAAAACACTTGACAAACTTTGTAAAGTGTGCTAAGTTTTTGCCACTTTAAAAAGGGGATTGACAAACTTTGTAAAGTGTGTTAAGTCTCTGACATAACGAGCCTTTATAAAGTATTATCAATCTTGGTGATGGGTAGGCAGGAGGTACAGGGGTGGTCTGGGGGTATGTTATAAATATTATACATTTTAGGAAGATTTAGAATATTAACCAGCCCCCTAACTTTACAAAGGTTTCGCCATGTTTGATATATTATTTTGAATAAGTCTGGAACGACTAGGATGGGTTATGTTATATATATAACCCGGGGGAATCTTACAATTCTATTGTACACATTTTTTACGAGTTTGTCAAGTCATTTGCGAAATAAAGTAAAAAAACTTAATAAAGCTTGACAAGTTTGTAAAATAACTCTATAATAAAGACATGAGCAATAACTATCTACCTGAAACAAAGGATAGACAACTTACTGAAAAGCAGGAAGCATTTCTAGGTCACCTCGTGGACACAGGAGGTAACTTTAAAAAGTCAGCCGAACTTGCAGGTTACTCCGGCAATCACTATCAAGTATTACAATCATTAAAAGAAGAAGTAGTAGATTTAGCCCAAAACGTACTTGCAAGGGAAGCCCCTACAGCAGCGTTCAAGATTATAGAGGTTTTGAAGTCAGATAAGCCTGTACCTCAAGCCAACTATAAGCTACAAGCTGCACAAACTATCCTAGATCGTGTAGGGGTTAGTAAAACAGATCGGATAGACGTTAATCACAATACCAGTGGTGGTATATTTATTCTCCCAGAGAAAAAGGCGATTGACATTACAGACGGAGATTACGAGGATATAAGTGAAAATATTTCTAACTGAGATCGAAGCATATGGGACAACATTTGCAGGACCTAATATTATTGCTCCAACGTATGAGAAAGCAGAACAAGCTGCAGCACAGAATAACTTGGTTGTTGTTGGTGAGCTTGATAGTCTCTATGTTGATGATGAGTTAGAATCACATATTAATACTATACCCAAAGAAGAAGATAGGACAATACACTGATGTTATTAGAAAGATTACAACTTAGAAAAGGTGGTAAAGCTAAAAAGAAAAAGTCCACTGTTAATAAAGCAGGTAACTATACTAAGCCCGGACTACGTAAAAGAATATTTCAACGTATTAAAGCTGCTGCTTCACACGGTACTGCAGCCGGTAAATGGTCTGCACGTAAAGCACAAGCACTAGCTAAAGCTTATAAGAAAGCTGGTGGAGGATACAAGTAATGTCAATGTTAAAGAAAGCTCAAAAGTCATTAGTAGAATGGGGTAAACAAAAGTGGGGTACCAAGTCTGGAAAACCTTCTAGTAAGACAGGTGAAAGATACTTACCTGAAAAAGCGAGAGAAGCTTTAAGTGATTCAGAATATGCAGCTACGACAGCAAAGAAAAGAAAAGATAAGGCTGCAGGTAAACAACACTCAAAGCAACCCAAGAAGATTGCAGATAAAACAGCGAAGTATAGAATGGCTAAAGGTGGTAAAGCAGACGGTAGACTTAAACGAGCAGGAGTAAGTGGTTACAACAAACCCAAGCGTACTCCCAATCATCCCACTAAATCCCACATTGTTGTGGCTAAAGTGGGTGATAAGATTAAGACTATTAGGTTTGGTGAGCAAGGAGCTAAGACTGCAGGTAAACCGAAAGCAGGAGAGTCAGCAAAGATGAAAGCTAAACGTAAATCATTTAAAGCAAGACATAGAAAGAACATTGCCAAAGGTAAACTCTCTGCAGCATACTGGGCTAACAAGGTTAAGTGGTAATGCAACCTCAAGTTGAAAACGCTACAGCTGAAGAGTTTAGAGCATGGCAAGAAACAGAACTTAATTGGTGGGCAGATAGACAGTTAAGCATTGTTGCTTTGATGTCAGTTATTCAAGTAGCAGTATTTGGTTTAATGTTATTAGTATTTTATATAAACTCAAAAGTATTTTAAGATGGGTAAACAAATAGGTAGTGACGAAAAACCTTTTACATTTAAGTCACCAATTTACAAAAACACACACGGAAGTAAAGGAGCCAATCCTAGACCCGGATTCTATACACAAGACTATAGAGATAACTGGGATAGAATATTTGGCAAGAAAAATAAACAACAAGAGGAACAAGACAATGAAAGATAAAATTGAAAAGAAAATTAATAGTATTATTGAAACCAATGATCTTACAGACATGCAAGTCTGGGGTGTATGGTGTGGTATAGGTTTTATATCAGCCTTCATTATTATGTGGATAGTCTAATATACTAAATTATTTAATATGAGCATACCTGACGGATATATAAAACGAGCAACCTCGACTATTCCGTTTGGGTATGAACTAACATCTGAATATGATTCATTTTTAAAACCTATCCCTGAACAGCTAGATGCTTTACAAATTGCAGAAAATATGATAGTAAACGAAGAGATATCACTACAAGCTGCAGTAGATTGGTTAGAATACAAAACAGATAGAAAGATTTCTACTCCCGGTTTAAAGAAACACATCGATAAAAAATATGGTAAACGACACGAAAGACTGGGAGAAGAATCCTCATCTTTACTTGCAAGATGATGATGGTAATTTCATCTTAAAAAAAGATGGAACTCCAAAAAAGAAAGCAGGTAGACCCAAGACCTCAACAGAAAAAGCTATCAAAGCTGCGAGGGCAACTGTGGGTCGTAAGCAGCGTAATATTAAAAAGCTTGAAGCCAAGCTTAATAACGCTAGACAATCTTTTAAAAAACAAAAAGAAACAATACAAAAACTTGACAAGACTGTAGAAGGTCCTGTCACAACAGACGAACTTGATACGCTTCCTAAAGCTGTACAAGAAAACCTAGACAACCACAAAGTTTTATTTCACGCTAACGAAGGACCTCAGACAGATTTCCTTGCTGCCGGTGAAAAAGATGTACTTTATGGAGGAGCTGCCGGTGGTGGTAAATCATTTGCCATGATCGTAGACCCTTTAAGGTATTGCCACAAGAAAGCACACAGAGCTTTAATTCTCAGACGTTCTATGCCAGAACTTCGTGAGATGATTGACAAGTCTCGTGAACTATATCCACAAGCATTTCCCGGTGCTAAGTTCAGAGAAGTTGAAAAGCTTTGGAATTTTCCCAGTGGTGCGAAAGTGGAGTTTGGTTTCCTTGAACGAGATGCAGACGTGTACAGGTATCAAGGACAAGCCTACTCTTGGATAGGGTTTGATGAAATTACTCACTTACCTACAGAGTTTAGCTGGAACTATCTAGCTTCTCGTCTTCGTACCACTGACCCCGAAATACAAACTTATCTTCGCTGTACTGCTAACCCCGGTGGTGTTGGTTCGCATTGGGTAAAAAATAGATACATAGAGCCAAATGAATCCAATCAAAGTTTTTTAGGTAAAGATGGATTAACACGTAAGTTTATTCCGGCTAAGTTAGCTGATAACCCCTACCTTGCAGAAGATGGTGTGTATGAGCAGATGCTTAAATCTTTACCACCGATTCAACGTAGACAGTTGCTTGAAGGCAATTGGGATGTAGCAGAAGGTGCAGCTTTTGTAGAGTTTGACCCATTACATCACGTGATTACTCCATTTGAGTTACCTTTACATTGGGAAAGAATCAAAGCAGTTGACTATGGATATGCTGCAGAAAGCTGTTGTTTATGGGGAATAATGGACCAAAATGACGGAACTTTGATAATTTATAGAGAATTATACAAAAAAGGCTTGACAGGAGAAGAATTAGGTAGTATAATAACAAGTATGGAGCTAGAAGACCCTTACTCGGTCTCTGGTGTGTTGGATACAGCAGCTTGGGCTAGAACAGGTACTACAGGACCTACTGTTGGCGAAGCACTTGTAAGAGCAGGACATAAGCTTAGACCTGCTGATAAGAATAGAATACAAGGTAAAATCCAAATACATGAGTTTCTAAAGGTGCAGGAAAATGGCAGACCTAAGTTACAGATATTTAATACATGTCCTAACTTAATAAGAGAAATACAAAGTATACCTCTGTCAAAGAATAATCCAGAAGATGTAGATACTCATGCTTCAGATCACGCATATGATGCATTGCGTTATATGATAATGAGTAGACCACGAATGGTGAGTACATTCGATAGGTTGAGAGGATTAAAAAGAGATATCCATCAACCATCTGATTCTACATTTGGATATTAAAGTTTATGGCAGACAACGATAATACATTTTTAAACGCTGACAATCTATACCAAGATGTAGAAGGTGAAGCTGGTAAAACGCTTGACCTTGAAATGGAACAGCGTAGTAATCTTGTCGGTATTGTTAAATCAAGATTTACTGTTGCAGAAGACTCAAGACGTTCAGATGAATCTCGTTGGTTAAAAGCATACGAAAACTATAGAGGACTTTACAACAAGTCTGTTAAGTTTAGAGACTCTGAAAAGTCTCGTATCTTTGTAAAGATTACTAAAACAAAAGTACTTGCTGCTTTTGGTCAACTTGTTGATGTAATCTTTGGTACAGGTAAGTTTCCAATTGGTATTGCTGAAACTAAAATACCTGAAGGTGAATTAGCTAACGCACACCTTGATACTCAAACAGGTGCACCCGGTATTGAAAGTACTATGGGTGGTGGCGAATTACCAGATGATATTGGTAATAGAATAGAAAATCCATACGATGTTGGATACGAAGGTGATGGTAAAGTTCTCAAACCCGGAGCTACTTTTCAAAAAGGAATCTTTGAAGAAACTCTTGAAGATAAAGTAGAAGATCAATTAGTTGAAGGCTTTAGTCCAATACCGACTGTACTAGAAATTTCTCCAGCACAGAAAGCTGCAAGGAGAATGGAAAAACTTATCCACGATCAAATAGATGAATCAAAGGGTTCATCAGAAATTAGAAATGCTCTTTTAGAATCTTCTTTACTTGGTACAGGGATTGTAAAAGGACCATTTAACTTTAATAAGAAACTTCACAAGTGGGATACAGATGAAGATGGTGAAAGAAGTTATAACCCATTAGAAGTTAGAGTACCTAGAATTGAGTTTGTTAGTTGTTGGGATTTTTATCCAGACCCTGCAGCTACTAGTATTGAAGAGTGTGAGTATGTTATTCACAGACACAAACTAAACAAATCTCAACTTAGACAACTTCGTAACATGCCTTACTTTGATGAGGATGCTATACGTAATTGTATCCAGATGGGAGCTAACTACGAAGAAAAAAGCTTTGAATCACATTTAAAAGATGATGCAAGAGCTGATGAAGACTATCAAACAAACTTTGAAGTTCTTGAATACTGGGGAATCATGGATGCAGAATATGCACGTGAAGTTGGTATAGATATATCGGATGATATTGATGACCTAGATGAAGTCCAAGTTAATGCTTGGATATGTGGTAACAGTCTATTAAGAGCAGTGGTCAATCCATTTACTCCTTATAGAATACCTTACCACGCTTTCCCATATGAAAGAAACCCATATAACTTTTTTGGTATTGGTGTAGCTGAGAACATGGATGATTCTCAACAGATTATGAACGGTCATGCACGTATGGCTGTAGATAACCTAGCAATGGCTGGTTCTTTGGTATTTGATGTAGATGAGTCTGCTTTAGTTGGTGGACAATCTATGGAAATATATCCGGGTAAAATATTCAGAAGACAAGCTGGTATGCCGGGACAAGCTATACATGGCTTAAAGTTTCCAAATACTGCACCAGAAAACATGATGATGTTTGACAAGTTTAGACAACTTGCAGACGAACAAACAGGCATACCTAGTTATTCACACGGACAAACAGGTGTACAAAGTATGACAAGGACTGCTTCGGGTATGTCCATGTTATTAGGTGCATCAAGTTTAAATATTAAAACAGTTGTTAAAAACCTTGATGACTTTTTATTAAGACCTCTAGGAGAAGCTTTCTTTCAGTGGAACATGCAGTTCTTTGAAGGTGGTCTAGATGTCAAAGGTGATTTAGAAGTTAAAGCTACTGGAACAAACAGCTTGATGCAGAAAGAAGTAAGAAGTCAAAGACTAACTACATTCTTACAAACTGTACAAAATCCTGCTGTTGCTCCATTTGTTAAGATTTCTAAACTGATTAGTGAACTTGCCTATAGCTTAGACTTAGACCCAGATGAAGTTTTAAACGACCCTGAAGAAGCAGCTATTATGGCACAAATCATAGGAATGCAAAATGTTGGACAAACAACTGGCGAGGAAGCTCAACCCAATAGTGAACAACCCGGAGGTATGGGAAGTCTTGCAGGAACACCTGCACAACCTCAAGACCTTGGACCTACAGGCACTGGCGGTGGCAACATCGGAATCGGAAATGTTCCGGTTGCAGGGGAAGATCAATTCTCTGGTACGCCTAGAGCAGTTGCCGGAGCAGGTTAAAGAAGCAGTAAATAGAAAAGAGGAATTATGAGTTTATTAAATGATGAAATGACTGATTTACATAGAGACTTTATTAAAAGTAATGATGAGTTTATAAATAGAAATGCAAAATTATCTTTAGAAGAAGTTAAAAGACCAAAAAGTAGAGATCGTTTTATTCAAGAAGAAATTCAAATGAAATCTGATTTAGCAGAAAACTTTGGTTTATCTCAGTTTGATAAAGAATATTATAAAAATAAAATTAAAATGAAAGCTAGAGAAATGCAAGAAGGAAAAAATCCTTTACTATCTAGAAGACAAATTCAAAATCAAGGTGGAATGTTGTTAGCTGATGAAGAAAGATACGGAATGAAAGAAGGTGGTCCGGGTATAGAAGCGTTAAGAAAAGAAGCACCGGAAGTTGTAGAACGTATGGGTTATGAAGAAGGTGGTCCAATGATGGATGAACCTATGATGGAAGAACCTATGATAGATGAACCCATGATGGATGAGCCTGAAGAGGAGATGATTCCAGATGATGAGATGGAAGATGAATACTTAGATTTTATTTTAGATGAAGCATTAGATAACGATGAAGAAGAGTATCTAATGTCACAGTTACAAGACAACGATCAACTGTCAATGATATTTGACAAAGTTATAGACGTTGCACAAGAATTTGCTGGGTCTGGTCCTGTTGAAGGTCCGGGTTCAGGAGTCTCTGACAGTATACCTGCAAGGTTATCTGATGGAGAATTTGTCTTCACTGCTAAAGCTGTAGAAGAAATCGGAGCCGACAACTTAATGGCAATGATGAAAGATGCAGAAATGAAAGCAGATGATAGACAAGGTTTAGCTGAAGGTGGAGAACCTGAAGAAGAAGAGACTGTTGTAATGCCGGTTGAACAACCTGCTGCTCGACAAGACATTCGTGTTACCAAAGAAACTGTTGGTACTCGTGCTGGACAGCAAGAGGAAGATGATTTAGTTGGTGAAGAAGTCAAGAAGTCTATGCTTCGAGGGAGCAGAAACTTAGGCTAAACAAACTTAACGGTAGGGCTACCTTATGTCATAAGCACCCTACTATTTTATAAACCGAAAGGCTACCTTTACATACAAGCCCTCTAGTCGACATAGAGCTACCTTGTGAACGAAGCCCCCGTAGGAGAAGAATATGACTACTGAAGTACAAGAGGAAAATGCCAATCCTTACAACCAAAAAAAATCTTGGCACACAGATATTGAAGAAAACTTTGATACTGCTGATGGAGTCTTTTTTGAGAAGCCAAAAGCTAAAAAGAAAGAAGCAATACCTAGTGAACCTGTAGAACAGGTAGCTGAACAGGAAAGTCCAAAGGATGAACCTTATAAGCGACCAGACTACAAGAAACGTTACGATGACTTGAAAAAGCATTATGACTCTAAACTAAACGAATTTAAGTCTAGAGAACAAGAGTTATTAGAACAGGCTGCTGAAAACAGACCTAACTATGTAGCTCCTAAATCTCCAGAAGAACTTGAAAAGTTTAGAGAAGAGTATCCTGATGTCTACGAAGTTGTAGAAACTGTTTCTCATTTACAGGCTGAAGAGAAATCTAAAGACTTAAAAGAGAAGCTTGAAAGACTACAACAACGTGAGCAAGAATTAGTTCGTAAAGATGCTGAAAAGCGATTGATGGACAAGCATCCTGACTTTGAAGATATTCGCAATAGTGATGACTTTCATGGTTGGGCAAAAGAGCAGCCTAAGTCTATCCAAGATTGGGTATACAACAATGCTGACGATGCTGATCTAGCTTCAAGAGCTTTAGATTTATTTAAGAAAGATATTGGTATGGATGTTGCACCGAAGAAGTCAAATTCTAAACGGTCCAAGAAATCTGCTGCTGACATGGTTTCCACTAAAACAACTAGTGTCGAACCACAGCAAGAGAAAGTTTGGACTGAAAAGGAAATTGCAAGTATGTCTATGGACCAGTTTGATCGGTATGAAGCCGAGATAAGTGAAGCCATGCAACAAGGCAGAATTGTAAAATCATAACTATTAATTTACAAACTTAGGAGAATATCAAATGGCTCAATATTTTGAACCCGGAACTGATACCGATGCTAACTTTGCAAACTCCGTAGCAGGACAAACTAATAGTTTCTTCCTACCTTCGATTTATTCTAAAAAGGTTTTAAACTTTTTCAGAAAGTCCTCGGTTGTCGAAGCTATTACTAACACCGATTATTCCGGTGAGATTACTGCTTATGGAGACTCTGTAAAGATTATCAAAGAACCTGTTATCTCTGTGTCAGATTACACAAGAGGTAGCGATACTACTGCAACCAAACTAACAGACCAAGAGACATCTCTTGTTGTTGATAGTGCTAAAGCTTTCAAATTCATCGTAGATGATATTGAGACTAAAATGTCACACGTCAACTTCAAAGAGGTTGCTTCTTCTGCTGCTGCATATGCGTTGAAAGATTCATATGATGCTGCTGTTATAGCAACTATGTTTGCTGGTTTGTCTGCTTCATCACCAAACCACGTGTTAGGTGCTGACAGTGCTACTGATTTAGGAGCAGGAGTCTTTGATGGCTCTGGTGCTGCTGACTTAGGTAGTGGTGGTTCTGAAACAGACCCACTAGACCTTATGGCTAGAATGGCAAGACTATTAGACGAACAGAACGTACCTGAAGAAGGTCGTTGGTTTGTTGCAAGTCCTGACTTCTACGAGGTTCTAGGACAATCATCTTCTAAATTGCTATCTGTAGACTTCAACGCAGGTCAAGGTTCAATTAGAAATGGTTTAGTATCAAGTGGAAAACTACGTGGATTTGACATGTACAAATCAAACAATATTGCTGCAACATCTAATGCTGCTGGTAAATGTTTGGCTGGACACATCTCATCTACAGCTACTGCTCAAACTATCATCTCAACTGAAGTCTTAAGAGACCCAAGTTCTTTCGGTGATATCGTTAGAGGATTGCATGTCTATGGTGCGAAAGTACTAAGAGACGAAGCAATTGTAGGTGCTTTCTACGGTATTGACTAATACCAAACTCGGGGGAGTCTTCGGACTCCTCCACTTTTTTAGGATATAATTATGAAAAGAAAAATGTATAAACATGGTGGCGAAAAAGAACAAAGAATGCCTTATGGTAAAGGTGGGTATGCTAGTATTAAAGATATGGAAAAGCATTGTACTGATAAAGCTGGATACAACGAAAGTTTAAAAAGCAAGAATGAAAGTTAAAGCACCCAAAGGACACCATTGGATGAAACAACCCAAAGGTGGTTATAAACTAATGAAACATACTGGAAAGTTTGTCAAGCATAAAGGTGCTAGTTTAGAAGCAAACTTCCCAATTCAAAAAACTCATAAGAAATAATGGCAACAACATACCTAGATTTAACTAACGAAGTACTAAGAGAACTCAACGAGATACCTCTAACTTCTGCAAACTTTGCAAGTGCTGTAGGACTTCAGCAGTTTGTCAAGGATGCCATCAACAAGTCTATATTCGATATAGCAAATGAAGAACCACAGTTACCATTTTTCACAGCAGGTGAAAGTGGTGCAACTGACCCCTTCTATGGAAACGTGACCGTAGCTACAACAGCAGGTACTAGATGGTACGA